CTGAACCCCTTTTCACTGAAGACCAAAAAGCTGATTGTTTAAAAGAACAAGAAGAAGGTAAAGTTGGTCAAATGTGGATGAAAGCAAATGGTTGGTATAATTATTTTTATGATAACAAAGATTACATTCCTTTTACAATAGACTATTTAAAATCTGTAGAAGGTTGGGATGATAAACAAATTAAGATCTTTTGCCGATTACCAGATTATAAAATAAGAAAAATTGGAACAATCGCAGTAGTTTGGTCCAGAGGTTATCCATACGTACCAGCAGTCACAGAAAAATATAGTAAGATTGCAAATGAATTATTAGAAGAAGCTTCGTTGTTAGAAGAAGAAAGAGTAGAAGCTAAAAAAGAAAAACCTAAATTACCAAGTATACAAGAAAGAACAAAAGCAAAAATACTAGATACAATCTATAATGCCTGGGATGAAAATGTTGTAGAAGAATGGATGAATGAAAACTATAAAATTAAGTTTGATACTTTTTCTCTCTTTAAAAATTATGGTTTAAAGAGTAATGCTATTTCTTTATTTCGAGAAATGATTGAACCTGACTATCTTGTTTTAAAAGATGCTTATGAAAATAAATGTGACCAAGCAAAAGAAGCTTATAGTCATATTGGAAAAGGTAATAAGAGGAAAATGCTGAACGTATACGAAGCTCTTTTTACTGACCTAGATAAACTTAAAGATAGCTTTAAAGCGACGCGTAAAACGCGTATACGTGCTCCTAAGAGCAATGATAAACAAGTATCTAAGTTAAACTATATGAAAGAAAGCATAGAGTCTAAATTAACATCTATCGATCCTATACTAATACCAGGTAAAACTAAACTCTGGATGTACAATACTAAACAAGGTAAACTAACAGAATTCTTTACAGAGAGTGGAACAGGTTTCGAAGTATCTGGTTCTACATTAAAGAACTTTGACCCTAAACTAAGTAAAGTAACTAAACTAAGAAAACCAGATGAGATACTTCCACAGATTTTAAACAAATCAGAATTCCAAATAAAGAAAATATGGAAAGGTTTAACAACAAAGATTTATCAACCCACAGGCCGAATCAATAAGGACTGTATTTTAATGCGAGTAATATAATGGATATATTAAAAGAAAAAATCATGACTAAGAAAAGGTTTTCAACAGCAGTTGAAGAACTAGTAGCAAAACAAAATATGAGCTACATCGATGCTATGACTTATATCATAACACAAAGAGGAATGGATTATGGTAATATTAAAAAACTATTATCTGATTCATTAAAAGAAAAGCTAGAAGCAGAAGCAACTGGACTAAATCTTATCAGAGGAACAAAAGGTAATAAATTACCAGTGTAGGAGAAATATGTCACAACCACAACAACAGCAAAAACCTCGATACACAGAGGAACAATTAAAAGAAATAATTAAACAACAAACTGACCCTAGGCACAATCAAGGCTAGTGGACCCGTTTGAATCTTACAAACTTTATAATGCTTTAAAATTACACTTTGAACAAGAGTCGTATGATGCGATTAAGTATAATTTTAAAACAAATATAAAGCCACAATCATTCTTTGCTAGAAAAGATAAATACTTTTTTGCAAAGTTAGCTAAGAACTATGGAAATAATTTATTAGAATATTATGTAGCTAATTTTAAGAATGGTGTTTCTTATGTTGGTGATATGATTAATGAAGAAGGTGAATCTAATTATACAGCGCATAAAAAAATTATGGAATCACTTACACGTGAGTTTGAAAAAGATATAAATAAATTAGTTGATATGGATATAGAGTTTGATAAACTGTTTATAACAGAACAAACCCATCCATTGATAATAAAGTTATTGATGCGAGAAGAAGTACTAATTGAAACAGTAATTATTCTCGATGCAATATTGGGGTTTATGGAACGTGAATCTAAGAAGATAACTGAAACAATTATTTGGCCAGATATCTCCAGAAAGATTAAAAAGTATTCCCCATTTGTTAAATTCGATTATGTCAAATGTTTAAGCATTGTCAAAAAAGGGTTTACAAACGCCGCATAATGTGGTATAATATAAGGTCTATATTATGAGTAAAGTGGATAATTCAGAAAATACGAGATACGGAGGAAAATATAAATGTCATTTCAAAATCTGAAGAGCTCGCGAGGCTCGTCTATCGACAAACTCGTAAAAGCTGCAGAAGCAGTATCAACCCCAAAAACGGAACAAACTTCTTACGAAGATAACCGTATTTGGAAACCAACCAGAGATAAAGCAGGAAACGGTTATGCCGTGATTCGTTTCTTACCGGCAAAAGAAGGTGAAGACCTTCCTTGGGTAAGATATTGGGACCACGGGTTCAAAGGTCCTACTGGTCAATGGTACATTGAAAACTCATTAACGTCCATTGGACAACCAGACCCTGTTTCAGAGTCTAATACTATTCTTTGGAATTCTGGTCGTGATGAAGATAAAGCGTTAGCAAGAGAAAGGAAAAGAAGACTACATTACGTTAGTAATATCTTAGTTATTTCTGACCCTGAAAACCCACAGAACGAAGGTAAAGTATTCTTATACAAATTTGGTAAAAGAATATTTGATAAAGTTATGGATGCTATGCAACCAAACTTTGCTGATGAACAACCAGTAAATCCTTATGACTTCTGGGAAGGCGCTGACTTTAAAATCAAAATTAGAAAAGTAGATGGTTGGGTTAACTATGATAAATCAGAGTTTAGTCCAGTATCAGCTTTACATAATGGTGATGAAGCAGCACTAGAAGAAACTTATAATCAACTATACTCTCTTTCAGAGTTTACCGATCCTAAGTTTTATAAGTCTTACGCTGAATTGAAAACTAAATTAAATAAAGTACTTGGTATTAGTGCAGGTATGGAAGCAGCAGATTCTATAATGGATTCAGCTCCAGCCGAAGCAGCACCAACAATGACAACTGCAGAAGCAGAATCATTTGGTTCTACTGAAGCAGAAGATGATGATACTCTTAGTTACTTTAACAAATTAGCATCAGCTGATTAATTATTGGGAGAACAGGAAAGGGCGTTAATTCGCCCTTTTTTGTATTTTGGGCCTTTGTTCAAAAGTTGAACATAATAAATAAATTTGTGTATAACCATTAATGGGAGAATATAATGAAAACATTATTTTCTGTATTCGCCACACTATTCTTGTTTATCGGATGTGCTTCAGTTGGAGCAGTGATAGATGGTGGGAAAAACCTAGCAACTTCAACAGTTGATACGGTTGTTTCTACATCTGGAAACGTAGCATCTGCTGGTCTTAGAGACATAGCAAATGTTGTTGCAACAGCAGCCGATGTCACAGAAGGCGTGGTTGGTACTGTAGTTTCTGAAGTTGATAAACAAACTGATGAATTGCAAGACAAGCCAGAAGAAGAATAGGATGGGATGATACGGAAAAGGGAGCCGAAGCTCCCTTTTCTTTTGCGTTAAATTAAGCTACCCATTTTTGACCACGGTATATACCGCTTTTGGCCTTAGGTGACTTTTCAACGTCTACAGCCTCATGCTTGACTCCTCTGTAGATTCCACCAGATTTTTTGCTAGAATCTTTAGGTAAATCAGCTTGGTTGTATTTTATGCCTCTGTAAGTTGAAGTCATATCTACCTCCAGTTCTCGTATCGATTTCGTACATAGTCTCACGACTACACCCTTCTCAACGCGTTCCTTCGGAATAACTTTCGGTCTCGTTCGGCGGATGCCTACTTGCTTTCCCCACGAATGTGGGAGGTTTTCAGATTATCCTACTTCCGTCTTATAAAAATAAGATGAACGTATTATTATTTATACGATTTAATTACCTAGATGTGACACCTTCCATAACACTAGATGCTCTGGAAAATGGATTTGAAATTGTTGTAGTGGTGACTACGCTTGAAATATTATCACCATCTCTTTTCACGCTGGTGACAACAGAATCACCACCGCCTTGATTTGCTTTCTCTAATGCATTATCAAATGATTGTGAATTCATTAGTTCACCATCAAACTCTTTTGAATCTTCTAGCATTTCGTCAAACCCCATATCTGCACCTGTAGCAAATGCTAATTCTTCTTCTTCTTTCTTTTTTGCTGCTGCTTTTAATTCTTCTTCTTTCTTTGCAGCATCTTTTACTTTTATTTCTGCTTTCTTCTTCGCAGCATTATCAGTAGCCATTTTTGGTATCTGAGGTAAATCTATTTCAAATCCAAGTAAACCTGCTACACCTTCTACAATGCCTAATATGAAATTAACTATCGATCCAATTGCATTTACAATATGTGCAAA